ATATAGAAGCTTTATTTCTAAACTATCCTATCACATTTTCCTTAAATCTTGAATTTAAGATTTTCTTTTCCCCCGTAATAAAAAAGACGTATCCCTTAAAGGATACGCCTTTTCTGTATTTCATTCTTAGCCATTTTAAGCTTACTAGCACTAGTTTGATATCTAATACTAGCTTCTTTAGTTAAAGCGTTGTTTTCTTTCCACCCTTTATTTGCAATATCTAACGCTTTTCCTAATCCACTATCACCATTTAATGCACCAGCTAAACGTTTGATTGCATCTGCTTCACGAATACCAGTGATACCTAATCCAGCTAATACTTCATTGACATTTCCACCATTTTCTTTTACTTCATCTAATCCTTTTAATAACATTTGTAATGCTTCTACAGGTCTAGTTCTAAATGCATTGGCAAATTCACTAGCACTTACTCCAGCAGCACTTGCGAATTTTTGTAATCCATCTCCACCAGAAGCTACTGCATTTTGCATTTTGTTCATAACTTGAGTCATTGCACTACCACCGGCTTCTGCCTCAATACCAACAGTACTTAATGCAGCTGCCAGACCTAATACATCTGCTTCTGCCATATTAGTTTGTTTACCCATTCCGGATAATCGTTGTGCCATTTCTACAATAGATCTCTCATTTGTAGCAAAGTTATTACCTAACTCAACTATTGAACTACCTAGATTTCTAATGTTACCTTGACTTGTTCCCATAACTGCCATGAATTGAGCTAAACTTGTTGCTCCTTCTTCTGCGGATAAGTTAGTAGTTGCTCCTAAGTCTGCTATTGTTTTTGTGAAATCTAGAATGTTTTCGGTTTTAATACCTAACTGTCCAGCTACTTCACCAATCTTAGCTAACTCATTAGCACTTACTGGGATTTGTGTTGATAAATCTAAGAAACCTTGTCTAATTCTATTTAACTGTTCCGGACTTCCATTAACAGTTTTGACTACACCGGCAAAACTACTCTCAAAATCTATCGCTGCTTTACCAGCTAAATACATTCCTGTAGATAAACCAGCTGTCATTTTTGATAGCCCGTCACCAAATCCACTCATCTTTTGACCAAATGCTTGAACTCTTCCACCTACATCATTGAAACGTTGAGCTACATCCGCTAACTTTCCACCATTATTTCTAAATGCTGTATGTGTTTGTTGCATTGCATCTCTTAGTTTGAAATAACCAGTCTCTGCATTTGCTATTTTTGTTGGTAAGCTTTGTAATTCTCTTTGTTGACTACTAAACGTACCATTTAATGATTTAATTTGTGTTTCTAGAGCCTTCACTTCTTTTTCTGTATTTTTATACGCTTTAGAAGTGTTTGCTACTGTATCTTTATATTTCAACGCTGCTTCACTTGTCTTACCATACGTTTTTTGTAGGTGTTTCAAGTGTTCCTTTTGACTTTCTAGCAGCGTTCCTGTAGTTTTTAATGTTGATTGTTTTTGTTTTAATGAGCCAGTAAGCTTATCAATCTCTTTTGGTAATTGGCTTGTTGATTGCTTAAGTGCATCATATTTTGATTTTAATAAATTTACATTACTAGCAGATTGTTTCATCTGTGATGATAAACCATTCATTTTAGCTTTGTAAACATCATAAGCTTTTCCACCACTACCAAGAGATGCTATATTTCTTCTAGCTTCTGCTTGTAATTGTCTTAAGGCGTTTTCACCTTGCTTAAGAGCAGAGGTAAAACTGCCCACTCCTTCGGCTGTCAGTATGACACCGACTTTATCCATATATCCTGACAAATTTTTACCTCCTAAAACATTTTACTAAAGTTCATTTCTTTTACTTCTTCATCTTCTTTTGGTTGCTGTTCACCTTGACTATAGTTATCTTCGATGTATTTGTTTATCATATACACAATGTATTCTAAACTATAGTCAAACATGAACTCCTTTTTATTCATTCCAAACCATGTTCTACAGCGATAAAACAAGTCATCCCAATCTATTTCTTGCTTTTTTTGTTTTTCTTGTTTTTCTTCTGTTTCGGTTGATGGTCTGAGATATTCACTAGGTCTTCTACCTTTTCGTTTAAAATATTCTTTCCCATTTCACTATCATCTGTGATTCCTAACATTTCAAGTAATGTTGCTGTTTGGTCTCCATACATAGCTTCTTGGTATTTCAAGATGAATAATTCTAGTTCAGTATCATTTACGTTCTCTAGTACTTCTTCTATTGTTGTTTTATAGCCGTTTGCCTTAAGAATTGACACTAAAAATTTAGCTGTTGCTACATTTTTTTCTTTTAAGTAGACTTCATTCCACTCTCCCTGCTTGATTCCAAAATCAGCTTCTAGATATAACCATACTGCTAAATTTGATTTTAATTCAATTTCTCTTCCTAAAATATCTGTTTTAAATGTTTTTACTGTCTTTGTAAATATACTCATCAATTATCCTCCAAAAAAATAAAGAGCTAACAAATTGCTAGCTCTTAAAAATTATCCTGCTACAACTGCTGTCTCATCAGTTGTTCCTGATTTAAGACATTGTTTAAGTGTTTCTGCATCATAGAAACCTTGTAATAATAATTTCTCACGATCATATTTATCAGTTTCACGTAAATCTATTTTACTGAATACTGATTTGTTCTTACTACCAATAACTGGGTAAGCTTTGATTGTAACTTGTGAGATGTTTTCTTTTTTCTCATCTGTTTCAGTTTCTGCGTTAAAGTCTGGGCTTTCGATTTGACATACTGGGAAGTTGTAAATAATTTCTTTTCCGTCTTCATCAGTAACAGGGAAAGACCAACGGAACTGTTTGTAACGTGGAGAGTCTCCTTGTACGTAAACACCGTTCGCTAATTTAGTCATACCTGACATTTCTTCTAAGAAACCATCAGGGAAAAATCCGATATCTACTGTCATTTCAACACTTGCAAATTTTACAATATCTCTTGCTTTGATATTTGAAAGATATACTGTTTTCTCTTTAATTTGTCCTTTGAATGCTACTTTATCAATAGCGAATACTTCATATGTTTTTTCGTCATACGTTAAACCTTGTGAACTTGTAGCTTCTGTTTTTACTTTTTGTAAATACCCAGCTCCTACACCAGTTAATAACGCTTTGCTCACTGCTTCTTTTGTTACTGTCATTTATTATTCCTCCTAAGTATCTAATAGTGCTTCTTTTACTTTTCTAGCGAAAGGATCTTTATGTTTCATTGCTGCAGGTCTCACATGTGGATTAGGTGGTTTATATACACGCCCTTTTCTATATCTACGCTCTCGTTTACCAGTTCTATTTCTACTGGTATGTTTAGAAAATCCTGCGTGCCAACCAATTTCATGGAAATACAAATGTAAATTAGGTCTTCCAGCCCAACCAATAGAACTTTCAAAGTTGCTATGTTTGGTTACTATCCCGTCTACTCCTGCTCCTGTTTTTTTTAATCCTTTTCCGATTGCTATGCTTTTTGCATCTTCTTTTATTTCTTCTGCCTCTTTTACTATAACTGCATTAACTTTACTTGTATTACTTGCGATTTTATTAAACTTCGCTATTGCGTTATCAAATCCAAATACTTCCATTATGAGTAAATCTCCATATAATACATGAATTGAGTTTCTTTAGTATCTTCATCTACATCTATTATTTCGTGCCATGCTCCTGTATTTAGAGTGGTGTCTTCTATTGCAGTTTGAAGTTTATTTAATATCTCTGAATTATCTAAATCATGTGGTTTTACATCAAATAAATTAAGTTGGTAAGTGTGATGTTTTTTAAATTTTTTATTTGATGATCGTTTCTCAATCGTTCCCACATGGAAATATACTAGTTTCGGAAATTCTTCCCCGTCACTAAATCCATAAGATAAAGGTATATCTAACTCTAATCCAGTTATAGTATTGAAAATCAGTTCTTTTGTTGTCATTATTTAACCACCTCCACTAATGATATTTCTGTTTCATTTTTGACGTGGTTGTGATATATCCTAGCAATCGTATATTTCTTGTTATTAATTATCACAAATAGTTTACTTAACAAATAGTCATTAATATTAGTAAATAATCTGATTGCTATTCTTGTTGTTACTTCTGTATCAACTTGTAGTGATTGATACTTTTCGTTAGCAGTTACACCTAAATATCTAAACCAAAACTTTCTGATTTCTTTTTCTTCATGTTCTGCTAACTTAGTATTAAATTTATCTTTCTTGTGGACGTACTCCACAAACTTTACTATTCCATCATTATATGATTGGTTAATCCTGTATTGTCTCATATTCTGCTACCTCTTTTTCTGTAGTAGCTTCTTCAATTTTTTCTAAGAAGTCTTCACCATATTCAGATAGATTTTCAAGCATTTCTTCGTAACGCTTTTCTGAAACTTCCAACACATCACCTACTGAATATAGTTGAGATGTGTGAATGTCTTCGAACTCTCTTAAAATTCTAATCTTCACTTGTTTCAGTTCTCCTTTCTTTTTCTAATCTAATTAATAAACTTGATATTTCTCCTAAAAAATTAATGTCAAAATATTCTAATTTGTCGTTGTATTCATATCTTGCACGCTCAAACACTAATGATTTACCTTGTTCGTTGTTCTCAATGTCAAAGAAACCACATTTTTCACACAAAACTGAATAAGAAAAAGACAACAACCTTTTTAGATTATCGTCTTCATCATCATGTAAGATATGCAGTTTATCTTTAAATTGTTTTAACAACGTTTCTGAAACATCAATCATAGTCTTACGCTCCAGCTACTAGAGTTAAGTTCTTATCAAATTCTAATTTTACAACAGCTTCTTTGTCTATTGCTTTAACGTCAAAGCGAGTGATTAAACGAGTGTCATAAGAGTTACGTGTGAATGCTTTACCACCAACATCAGTTGATTTGATTTCTAATTCATTTAATTCATATACACGTACAGCTTCTTTTAAATCTCCTATATATAGTGGGAATTTGTTAGCAGTCTCGTTTGGTAAGTGTGTATTAGGTAATACAATTACTTCTTTACCTAATAATGTACGTTTTGTTGGATCAGTTACTACTGGTTGTAGTAAGTAGTTTCCATTTTTATCTTTTAAGCTGTCTAACACGTTAAAACCATCTTGGTTAGTTAATACTTTTGTATTATCTAAAAAGATAGGATCTAGTGTTACGTTGAAAGCTTCTTTGATTTCATCAACTTTAGTGATTGCTTTCTTAGTTAAAGTTTTTAACACAGAAATAATTTCTTTGTTTTCTGTTACTACTTGTTTCTTCATGAACCATTTACCTAAGTAAGCAAGTAAGTTCTCTGGGGAGTCTTGTAATAAGAAACGTGATACAGGTAGAATTCCTCCGAAATTTTTAACTGCGTAAGTAATTTTTTCAAATACTTCTGCGTTCATTTCTTGGATTTCTCCTAGTTCAGTAATGTTAGTAAGTCCAGTTAATTGACTTGTTTTTTCATATACTTCACTACCTGATGGAACTACTACTGAACGAACATCAACGTAATTTTTTAATGATACGAATGAACGTCTATACTCATTAATTGCAGTTCTTACATCTTCTGGTACTAAGTAACCACCGTTTTCTCCTTCTGATTCTTTAAGTGGTCCAGCTGCATTTACAATACCAGATTTAATATAGTTTTTAACAGCTACTAATCCAGTTTCTTCTTTTGATTCTTCATGTAAATCAACAACTTTATCATCATGTTTTAATGAAATTAAGTTTTGAATTTGGTTAATTTCTTCTGTATATCCTTTAATTTCTTCCATTAATGAGTTTGCTAACTCCTTGTCACCATTATTAATAGCATTTTCTGCCGCCGTTACTTTCTCTGCTTTTAATTGCATTAATTCTCTTAATTTTTTATTCATCTAGATTACCTCCAAAAATTCTAAATATTGTTTTGCTCGCTCCGATTGAAATTCATAATCTTCTTTAATTAACTCTTTTGGAGCATTTTTAAATTTATGTGCTTGTTCTTTAGTTAAGCACGCTGCCATTTTAACAGGCTCTGAAACTTCATCACAAAGACCTAAACTTAAACATTCTTCTGCATTTAACCAGCTTTCTTTGTTCATTAAATCTCTAATTGTAGCTTCATCTGTCTTATCTTTAACTTTTGCAAGATAAGTATGTACTATTGTGTCATTGATATGATCTAAATCATCAGCCATTTTTCTTAAGTCGTTTGCATTACCATATAATCCTGTCCATGCATTATGTATCATCATCATTGCATTTTTTGGCATTATTACTTTATCAGCACCCATTGCTATTACTGTTGCAATAGATGCAGCCAAACCATCAATATATGCTGTCACAAATCCCTTATGATTCTTGATTAGTGTATGAATTGCTTGACCGTCAAACACATCTCCACCATTTGAATTAATATGTAAGTCTATTGAACTAACATCACCTAAGTTTTTTAATTCTTCTGCGAATAATTGTGCTGTCGATTTATCTTCCCACCAGTCATATCCAATGTCAGAATAGATGAAAATTTCTGCCTTGCCATCATTCAAGGCTTTCATCTTCCACTTTTGCATTACCTTTCGCACCTGCTTTCCATAATTGATATTCTTTAATTGTGTCAACTGGAGCATAGTTTAATGACATGAATCGCATATCACCATACTCTGTATCAATAGTTGACATATCTTCTGAACGTAATATGTCATTAATTGTATAAACTCCGACATGTTGCATTTTTTCATAAAATTCTGCTCGTGATTTTTGGTCTGCTCTCAATTCTGCTTCCATATTGAATTTAAAATAATATCCACGCTTTCTATCTAGTTCTGTTAGTATCTTGGCATTTAGTTCAGATTCAATATTGGTTACATAAGGTAACATAACGTTTTTCACATAGTCCATTGATTGTGTTAGAGCGTTAGAGTGAGTTAATCCGCTGTAATCTCCATATTTATATGGAGGAACTTTAAAAATACTAGCAATTTCTGCCTTGTTGTATTTCATTGTTTCAATGAACTGTGCATCAGATTGAGGTATTCCCACACTTTGATAATCTATATCCGGATTTAATATAGCAACGTTGTTATTTTCAAGGTGTTTTTTCCATGATTCTGCAACTGTCTCTTTGTTTTCAGTTGTTAATGGTGTTCGTGTTGACTTAAGTATTGCTAATGGAATACCTTCTCTTTTGAATAAGTTAGAAGCCATTTCACGCCCTTTTTGGTTTCCTTGAATACTTTCCCTTAGTACTTGAACTGGAGAACGCCCAATTAATCCATTAATCGACAAGTTTTTAAAATGTAGCAACTCTTCACTATTTAATACCATTGGTTTCCCTTTGTAGGTAGTATGATAAGTTACAGTGTTAGTTTCTGCGTGATATAATACTTTTGTTTCTTTAGGATCTAACGGCACGATTTCTCTTACTTGTCCTCGCTTATCTATTTCTAGATAGTGATAACTGTTACCCCACAAATTTAACTGTGTCATTACTAAGTGTTTCCACTCAAAAGAAGTCATGTTCTTGTTTGGTTGGTCCTTAAGCAACGGATATGCTGTATGTTTTTTCGCTTTTTCCACTGTTCCGTTTACGTCTTGTAATAAGTTCAACGGATATTTTGCTAAGTCGTCAGATAATACTTTTACAGAGCTGTAAACCTCTGATGTATTAATAGCACTTTCTTCATTAATAGTATTTCTGCTGCTATTAAATATTTTTAAAAACCAGTCTGCTGGATTTCTTAAATCACTTAATTCATTTCCACCTGTCGGTGTTTTATTTCTAAATATCATCCTCTTTTCTCACCTCCTTTCAAAGCTAAAGTTGTCTTTCTAAAACATAGCTACACAACATTAAGACTACTCCTAACACTGTGAAACCTATTGTTTTACAAAATAAAAA